ACTTGGTGCGGGCGGGTGTAAAACGATTCAGGTTTCAGCATGGACAGGACTTTAGCGACGTTATCACTGCCATCATCTAGCATCAGACCGCCAAGAACGCTTTGTTCTGCGTCGAGGTTGTGTGGTGGTGTTTTGTAATCAATGGTCATCCTTGGCCCCCTCGCGAACTAGCAGATAAGTTTCGTCATTCAGGAAATACTCCAACCCTTTTTTCTGCCACGTCTTTCCAGAACGAGCATCAGGTCTGTTTTCCAGCATCCATCGGCAGTTGGTGGAAATGTAAGTCAGGTAGGCTCTCCAGCTTTCCAGCGTGAATGGCTGGCTGTCCAGTTGGCGAGTTATCTTGCTGGCTTTCACCCAGAAGGTTTTGATCAGGTTGCGTCGCTTGTCACTGAGTGCTCTTATGCCTTTGGCTTCTGGCAGAATGTCGTGATAAGCATTGACCACATCTTCACAACTGAATGACGGTTTTTTCTTTTCCGGTTTATCGGCTGAAGAGGGACTCTCTATTACGTTAGTAATAGAGTTATTAGTTATTTCATTGTTTGTGGCACTTTGTTGGCAATCTGTTGGCACAACCTCCGCGCCAGCGCTTGGTGTGAGCGGCTTTGCGTTGGCACTTTGTTGGTAATCTGTTGGCACTAAATTTGGCTGATATTCGTCGTATTTTGTGACGTAAATTAATGAGAATTTCTTGGTGGTTGACTTAGTGATCATCCCAAGTTTTTCAAACTTACCGATGAGATATTTAATACGGTTACCGGTAATACCGGTTGCTAGTTCCAGCTTATTTCTGCCAGTCATAAACTCACCACGACGAACCATGACATCACCCAACTCAGTATTAACTATTGCCGGCGCGTGATTAGCGGTAAGTATGAAATGTATCCACAGGTGAACTGCCTCAGAATCCGTCCTGTAGAAGGGCAGTTCCATTATTTTTCTATGCATCAAGGCAAACCCCTTACCGGTTGCCTCCGGCCTTGCTGTGTCTGGTTGACGAAACGCTAAGACGTTACTCATTGGCCTTCCCTCTTCTCGCTTCTATGCCGCGGAATATCTCTGCAAACTTGCGGCCAAAAACGTGGTTGTCATTGCAGACCATGAGAAGCTCATCAGGCTTTGCAGCCCGTTGATATTGATTAGCGCCTGACGTATTGCTATTTGGTTTTTTCTTTCGCATAATTACTCCTGTTGTTTTGTCCAGTTAAAACGACATTGTTATTTGCTCTGCTGAATCCCTGGTTGCCGCCGGGGATTTTTGTTTTGCGAGCAACAAAGCCACCGACTTAGCCAGCCTTGCCATCTCGTCATCGACTACTCCCCATTCCAAAACAGCCAGAAGCATTGATATCTTCGGAATGAAGCTTTCTTTCCAGCGGGATATCTGTGACTTATCAACGCCAACAGCGTCAGCAATGTCAGTGACGCCTCGTAATGCAATCTTGTTCAGTAGTTGGCTCTCAATGATTCGAGCCTTGTTGCGTGTGCTTGCACGTTCCATGCGTAATACTTCCTTTTCTGATTAAGTGCGTAGTCAGTCCGTGGGATTGACCACTTTGTTGGTGCCCTCGAGTCAGGGCGGTTAAGTTGTGTAAAGAGCGGTATTTCTATGCAGCTTTTGGCGGGAAAATTTCATCTAATGTGTCGTTGCTTCCCAACTCATTAAGCGCCATTACTATTCGACGACATGACTCAAGATCAGGAACTCGGATACCTGATTCGTAGTTGGCAACTCGTGACTGTTTCCAACCGCAGGTGTTTGCAAGAACTGACTGAGTGACGCCAAGTTTTTTCCGTACTGTGGCAATTTGATTCATTTGGTTTTCCTTAATGATTCACTCAACCCCAATTAAACACGTTTTGTGTTTTAATTTCAACACAAATCGTGAAAAGCCTATTAACACGGATTGTGGTAAATAGATGTGCATGAATACGAATGATGAAATTGCAAAAAGGCTGAAAAGCCTTAGAGAAAATAAAGGCCTTACCCAGGGGGCCTTGGCAAGCCTGTGCGGATGGAAATCACAGTCAAGAATTGGGAATTATGAATCTGGCGCTAGAAAATTAAGCACTAGCGATGCAGAAACAATCGCTAAGGTTTTGGGGGTTTCAGCATCTCAAATTCTTTTTGGCGATCAGGAGCCATCAAATTTTTCTTACGTTGGCCCTAATATCAAGGGGAATAAATATCCACTAATCAGTTGGGTTAGTGCCGGGGCATGGTGCGAAGCTATTGAACCCTACGCACTAAAAGATATTGATGAGTGGTTTCAGTCAGACGCGAGAATTGAAGGTAATGGCTTTTGGTTGCGCGTTGAGGGTGACTCGATGACAGCCCCTGCTGGGCTTAGCATTCCTGAAGATACACTCGTTCTTTTCGATACTGGAAGAGAAGCAAGAAATGGCAGTCTAGTTATTGCGAAGCTGGAAACAGCTAACGAAGCTACGTTTAAAAAACTGATCATTGACGGCGGAGCTAAATATTTGCGTGGTCTTAACCCAGCATGGCCTCTTGTGCCAATCAATGGGAATTGCAAAATCATTGGTGTAGCAGTCGAAACCAAAATGCGGTTGGTCTAATACCCTAACCCACGGCTAACCTACTGCTAGGGTGGGGTGAACAAATACAGCGAATCTGGCAAAGACCGGAGCGCATTTAGATTTCCAAGGGAATAAGGCCGATCCCGGTCTAATTGCATTAGGAATTAGATAGTTATGGGTAATTTTCCAGACATAAGATCCCAGGGTAATTTGAACCTTTATCCGGAGGTGGAAGTAACAGTAGATGGCATACCCATGGGGGTCCTTAATGATGGGACTCCCTACCTAACCCTTTATGGGTTGGCTAAACTTTGTGGTATTGACGATACTCCTTTACGTGTATTTACAACTAATTGGAGTTCAGAAAAGTTTAAACCACGCGGTTCTAAAGTAGCTGCATATCTTGAGCTTAGAGGACACCGTGACGTCAAAGATTTATTTACCAGAACCGTAAATAAATCAGGAATAGAAACACATGCTTACCCTGATTATGTTTGCATGTCTATTCTGCAATATTATGCATTTGATGCGGTTGGGTTTGACAATACACATGCTAGAAATACATTTGTTCGCCTAGCTGACTACACACTCAAAAGAATGATCTATGAGCAGTCAGGATACAAACAGCCAAATCATGCCGTTATTACCGACTCATGGAATGTTTTTCAACAAAGAATACTTGCTAATGACGCCATTCCAATTGGATATTTTTCAATATTTAGGGAAATGGCGGACCTAACAGTTAGGTTGATCAATAGCGAGTTTAAGTTAGACCCCCACTCAATTCCAGATATTAGCGTTGGACAAAGATGGGCCGCGCATTGGAAAGCCAATAAGCTATCTGAAATTTACGGGGATAGAATGATGTACCCCCATAACTATCCAGATAGTTTCCCGCAAAGTAAAGGCAACCAAAAAGAGGCTTATATATATCCAACAGGAGCTTTAGGCCCATTTAGAGACTGGCTTCAGACTACTTACATAAATGTACATCTAAAGACATACTTAGTTGGACAAGTACAAAAGAAGGCTTTGCAAGCCCCGCAAGCAGAAAGGATTATGCTTGCATTACAAAACCCAACACTTCCAAAACCATATTAATTCACCCTAACCCGGCCCGCTGCCGGGTTTTTTGTGCCTGTAATCTGACAATCTCACCACCCTACCCGCTTTAAACACCACTCACTTCACACTTTTCACGCCTGTTAGCTGGTGCGAATAGTCACGTCTGAATTATTTTCAAAATAAATTACATTAAAAATCAATAACATCACAATCAATCACCCAAATTAAACACAATTCGTGTTGACGATTAAAACACAATCTGTGATTATTGATTCCATCAGCAGGACGCACTACTCACCAGGACGGTGATGCTCTTTAACAATTAGATTGCCCTGATACGAGGGCACCAAAGAGAAGTTGGCTTTGGCGGTGCTGGTAAGACAACGGCCTTGTGAATAAGCAAACCGGATCGCAATGCGAACGTGATGCCAAATCGATAGCTGTTAGAAGCATCAAGGAAATCCGGTAACTACCGGCACCACCAAAGCCAATCACCGGAGACATACCATGAATTCGAGAGAGCGACGAACAGCTCGCTACAGAGCTAAATGTGCAGCAGAGGGTCGGTTAGAAAAGAACATCGCTACAGCCCTCACAGGATGC